TGCCGGTGCCTGGGTGAATCGATGGCGGCAATACGTCTTGCACCAGCCCACCCCGCAATTCGAACACGGTGATGCGCTGATATTCATCAGCCTCGGCACGCGCCTCGGCTTCACCTACCGCATCACCAGCGTCCTTTGCAGCTTTGGCCTTCGCCATCAACGCCTTGTGAATCGAACCATCAGGGTCTTTTTCATTGGGCCACGCAAGTGCAACCCGGCTCAACTCAACACCATCAGGAACGCGGAACATAATGCGGAAGCGCGCCGGGTTGCCAACTACAGTCGGAAACACCAGAGCCATTGCATCAAGGTCGATTTCCAGCAGGTCATACAGCACACGTCGAGTCCACTGAACATCATCAACATCCAGAGAACAGATCTGGCTCGGCCCCAAGACAACGCCGAGGTTGTGTTGGGGCTTCTTTTCCCAGAACGCGGCAGCCTTCGCCGATTCCGTGAAGTAGCCACCCGGCTTGTTCCACCCCTTCCCCTTCGGACCCTTTTCACCGGGCTCTATCGGGACTAGCGCCAAACCGAATGTATCGATGTAGAACTGAGCCCAATCAGCGGTAGGCAATCGATTGTCCTGATGACTCATCTGCGCCACTCCCGCAGCCCCTGGCAACTGACGCAGGTCGCACAACCCTGAATCGTCTGTTGGCGAAGCAACGGGATAGGTTCGTCGCAATCCTCACAGAATTGTGCGCTGATGGCGCTCGTTGGGCGCGGACGGCGATCCAATGCCACCTGTAGAAAGTACTCAGCCTGGTCGTTGGCGATATCGATTACGTCAGTCATCTTGACGTGCCTCCATCGCTTCCCTTGCCCCGGCCATGATGCCCAACACCGCGCGGATTACGTCGCTGCCATGCTTCTCCAAGCATTCAACTTCGTGCGGCTCCCAGATGTTGTCAGCAGCACCTTCGTGCATGCTGGAAACAAACAGACCGGTTTGGTGCAGCACCTTGCTGACCGCCAGTAATGCTTCTTTGGTCGGGGCCGCCGCTTCCGGTTTGTACCAAACCATGCCAGCAGGCCGCATCAGGGCATCCAGCAACAAAGAATTTCCCGTCAGGCGGATGCCCTCTTCCAGCTCATCAGGATCAAGCCACCGGCGCTCTTCGTCGTGCTTTAGTTTCTTCTGGAGGGTGTCGTAATCGATGACCATGTCCAGTGCCAGAGCAGTGACACCGCCCCGATAATCATGGCCTGCCCGGTAAAGGGCTTTGCGAAGCGAAAGGACCGGGCCTGCACCCGGCAAAAGATCTGTGCGACTCATAACCGTAAATCCCCTGTTTACGGTGTGGCCGTAGAACCAAACACACTCTATTCTACGACCACGACCGATGTGCTGTGCGAATCGTGCTGTGCAGCACGGTTCATCGTTCCAGTCGGCCCAGGGGATTCTTATGGTGAGAGGTCCTGGGCCAACGCGCTATGTAGCGACTTGCATGTACCTTGTGTAGCTCGTTACTTCCGGCCTGGAGTTTCTTTGGTGAGAGGTTTCAGGCTGGTGTTTCATGTGGCGGTATGGTGTGTGCTGCGTATCGCCACCGCTGGGCTGGGGGATTCTTATGGTGAGAGGCCCTAGCCCAGCACTTTTTATGTAGCCTTTGAGCCACGCAAATATGCCCAATCAATGTCTGGTCGAAGCTGCTCACATGTGACTACACCTTGAGTCTCACGCTCGATACAAACAGCCAACCCGACACTAGCCCTTCGGTTCCCATATGCGACTTGCCTCAGCTGTCCTGCAGATGTGAGACAGCGCACTGCAAACGCATCAAGTGCAGATTTATCTAAAGCTTTGATGTAGTCGTGCAAGGTCATAGCCGTCTCCTGTCGTGCGACAAGATTAGCAATTGCTAAACAACAGAGCAATAGCAATTTGTAATTTACTAACTGCTAAATGAGCGTAAAAATTCAGGGATGAATATCAATGAACTCCGCGTGCAAGCATTGAGGCGCCTGATCGGCCTCATGAAGGCTAAAGAATTTGCCGATAAGTATGATCTTGATGCTTCTTACATCTCGCAGCTCTTAAATGGCCATAGGCCCATGGGGGAGAAAGCTGCGAAGACCTTGGAGCAAAAAATCGGCTTACCTGCAGATACGTTAGTCATGCCTTCACTCTCCACCAACGTAACACCGAGCTCTGATCTGCACCCAGGTCCAGAATTTACGAGGCCTTTCCGGCGCGCAACCATAAGAGGTACAGCCCAGTTGGGTCCAAATGGATATTGGGAGGCTCTAGAAGCAACGGACGGCTGGATTGACGTCCCGACCACCGATCCTGGCGCTTACTCATTAAGGGTTAAAGGTGAGTCAATGGCACCAGCTATCCGAAATGGCTGGGTTGTTTGGTGCGAACCAAATCACAACCTCATACCCGGGGAATATGTGATGGTTCGGCGCGTGAACGGTGGGTGCATGGTGAAAGAGCTTTTGTATGAAAATCAGGACGAGATCAGCCTAATGGCCGTAAACGATGGGTATGGCCGATTGACCATTCCTCGTAACGAAATTGAGCAGATTCACTATGTCGGTGGCATTGTTCCACCAAGCAAAATCAAATACTGAGTTCTTTACCAAGGCTCAAAGCCCGCATTAAGCGGGTTTTTTTTGGCTCAACAATAGTTAAATTAGCATCTGCTATTGCTAATTTATTTAGCTGTTGCTAATTTTGCATCGTACCCCTCTCACCAAAGAGTACGAGACATGCAAACGACACAGCACAGCACCACCCGCTGCCCGGTCTACCTGCACCCATCTGCATGCAGTAGCCGCGCCGCCGTAGAAGCCATCCAACGCCGCACTGGACTGCTGGTGATCACCACCCCCAAAGGCCGCACCGCGGCTGTCGAGCCCAAAAGCACTGCCACCGATAGCTCCTGGCCGTTTGGGGGTGACGCAGCATGAAGACACTACTAATCGGTATTGCTGGTCGGGCTCGATCGGGTAAAGACACTGCCGCACAACACCTGGTGAACAATCACGGATTCCAGTCCTACGCATTCGCTGATCCGTTGCGTGACGGCCTGATGCACATCCTCAACCTGAGCCCGTGCGACTTCGAAGGCGAGCAAAAGGAACAAGCGTTGCCATGGTTGGGACGCTCACCCCGCGAGCTGATGCAGTCCCTGGGTACCGAGTGGGGCCGCAACAGCGTACACCCTGAATTATGGCTGCTACTGGCCGCCCAAAACCTCGACCTACTGGCACGCACCCACGACACCGCACGCGGCTTCGTCGTCAGCGACGTTCGGTTCAACAACGAAGCCGACTTCATCCGTAAGCGCGGCGGCGTCGTAGTTCACATGGATCGCGTGGTGGCAACACCCGTAAAACCGCACAGCAGCGAAAACGGAATCCAGGTTGCTCTTGGCGATTTGCGGCTGGCAAACGATGGCTCCTTCGATGAATTGTTCACGAACGTTAACCACATCGTGGACACGCTGCACGCCCGTACAGCAGTCGCCTGAGGACAGCGCCATGAACCGCACCCTGGATGAAACGGCCGCAGTGCTTGGCCTCAAACCCCGCAAGTTTCGCGAGCAACTGCGTTCACTCCGCGTGCTGACGCAAAGCGGAGACCTGGCCAGCCACCACCGTGGCGGCGGCAATCTGTTTTCAGACCCGCGAAGCGTCCAGATCGGAACCACCAACCGCTACAAGCACTACGCCGTTGTGATGGTTACCGAGGCCGGCGTGCCATGGCTAGCAAAGAAGCTTGGCATCGCCATCACGCACAAGGACGCCGCAGCATGAAGACCAATTACTTCAACGCTTACACGCAAGCCCTCGGCGCCCTGCGGCTGATTCCAATCTATTTGGACAGCCCGGGCGTGGTCAGTCGCGCCACATTGATCGGCGCCGCCAGCGAAGCGATTGACCTGCTGGACAGCATGCCCTGCCGCACAGTGGAACTGGCCGAAGTCTTCCGCTGCGTCAACGACGTGATTCAAGAAGGCCAGGTGGCCTATGTTACCCCAACCAACTCGCCCGAGTTTCCCTTCGGTGCTGTGGTGGCTGACGAGAAAGGCCAAATCTGCGCCGCAGCCATGGGCAAGAGCAAAGAAGGACTCGCCGAAATGATCCGCCTCAAGTTGCTGCCCCCATTGGAGGGGCTCGGGGAGGCCGCTGCGTGAGTAACACCATCGACCAATTGCGAAAGGAATGGGCGACACCATGCCCAACCCTATCAGCCATCCGCGAGCGCTACTTCTCTCACATATCTAGCGATCGCTACCTGCTACGCCGTATCAGCGCCGGGCGAATCGAATTGAAAGT